GGTCACTCGGCACAAAGTTATAAATTCTTTCTCTGAGTACTGCTAATTTTTCTAATTTTTTTTGAAGTTTGTCGGTAGTTGTGTCATCGCCAAATGCAAAAGAAAATGCCTCAGATAATCTAATCCCCGCTTTAGACGCCTCTGCTAATTTGTTAATCATTTCGCTAAGGCTGCGGGTGACTTTAACAATAAAATCGTTCAACCCTGACTCGCCGATTGCCGTTGCTAAATTGTCAACCGCATCACCAAAGTTAGAAAATGCGCCTGTCAAAGTCTGCGCTTGTCTAGCAGTAGCACCGGCAAACTTAGTTTTTCCGAGTTCTTCTAGGTAAGCAACAATAGCATCAGAATCTTTGGCAATGCTTTTAGTAACGCCGCCAAAAGTTAACTTGACAATATCGCCTTGAACGCTTGCCTTAATACCAAACTCTTTGAGTCGTTCAAACTCACCAACCGCCGCATCAGCAACCGCCTCAACGAATTGGTTTAGGGTCTTGCCAGTACCTGCAGCAATGTTTCCAAATGCCTCAAAACTTTCAATGGTTGGTGTGATGCCTCGTGCAACAAGGATGTTAAAACCACCCACAACCTCCTGCAAAGAGAATGGTGTTTTGGATGCAAACTGGCGCAGCCTTTCAAACTGCAAATTTGCAGACTCTTGCGACCCGGTAAACGTAACTAAACTAGCGCGTAATTGTTGGAATGCGGCATTGGTTCCAACAAGTCCCTTAATTGTCGCGCCCGTAATAATTCCAGCGATTGCGCCTTGAACGCTAAAGACGGCAGACCGCAAACCAATTAACGACCGAGAGACACTGCTAAAGGCTGCTTTGGTTTGGTCAACCGCACCAATCTTTATCTTTACATCACCAGCCATCGCGTTCTCACTCTTTAGTTTCTGCGCGCAACTGGTAGAACGCGACCCACTCGTTCAACTCAGTAACACTAATTTCCTCAATTTCCTCGATGGTTTTGTGCAGTCGGTCAGCCAAGGCAATGAGGTTCATCCTCATACTGTCCGACTTTAATCGTTTCCCAACGACTCCACCGATTCCACAGTGCTGAACATTTCGCCAGCAACACGGCTAACCAAAGTGATTGACTCGCGCATCAGGAAAGGCTTGTCCTCTAAGGTGAATAACTTTTCGCCTTCTTTGGATTCAGCCTTCATAATAATCAAATCAATCATTGCATCAACGGTTGGGTTGTTAAGAAAACCGGGATACTTGCGCTGTAACTTTGATACGTCGGCTGCGGTCAACATACCGACATACATAATTAACGGCGCTTCATCCTCACCCCACTCAACAACCTCAATCTGCTTGCGATTCGCTTGCCGCTTCTCAGCGATGCGTTTGCCTAAAGTCATTAAGCAACCGTGCTAGTCGTTAGACCGCCAGTGCCTTGCACCGAAATGCTAGACTCAACCAAACCATCATAAGCAGCAGTAACCGACTTGCTGGTCACAATAGCAGAACCCGTTAGATAGGTGTCGCCAGTGGTAGAACCTTCTGGGTAAACCGCAAAAGTAATTTCACTGCCGACAGTCATAGCGCCCTGACCGTTCGTGTCCGTCTCATCCCACAAAACCGACAGGTCGCCAGTGAAGTTGGTGAGGCTGGGCAGGTAGGTGCGTGCGCTATCGCCCATCGAGGTATCTTCGATGGTGTCAGCGGTTTCGGTGATGGTGAACGAACGAATCTCGGCAACGGCGTTAGCGCCGACCTTGACCGTTCCCTCAGAACCCTTATGTGTAGCCATTTAGACTCTCCTTTTCAACAAGCAGATTTTACCGCGTTATGCGGCAGTTTCAACATCATTTTCCACAGTCATGTAAGTTACTCGTACTGTGAACCGACCAACCGAAAATGGCTTCTCGCCCTCGCCGCTAAAGTCGGCTTCAAAGTCAACCACCTCAGTATCTTTTGCATATCCACCGCGCGTAACGTCAGTCGCTAATGCTTCTTCGACTTCAACCGCGATGGTGTCTAGGGCGTCATCTGTGCCCTGCACATAAGCCTCAACCATAACGTCCAGCACTCGCATTTGAGTGCGCGGGATGGTCATGGTCTGCATTTCACTTGTCTCGGATTTAGTGTAGACGCAAAGCCCCGGCAACTTCCCGGTTTCTAGTGGGTAGATGCGCGTCTTGTAAACTCGCGAACCTGTCGTAGTCAAACTTGTGACCGTGGTCACAATATTGTCGCGGATGAGTTTGCGAACGTGACTCATTGTTTCTCAAGCGCCACTAGGGTTATGCCAGTTCCATCATCCTGCACTATACGGCTTAGATAAGTTACACCGCCGACTACAAAGGTATCGCCCTCGGTGCAATTTACAACGTCAACTGTACGCACAGTTAAACGCGGTTGTTGCACGGCAAAGCCAACCTCACCACCCGCGTCTACCTCAACGTATTGGTTGTCAAAGATGCCTTGAATCTTGACCGGGATGCCGTTCTGTTTCGTATAGGTCACAGTCTCGCCAAAGTCGGCAAGCATTGCTGCGCGGTCTGCTGCGGTTTCAATCGGCATCGTCTGACTCTACAGGTTCAATAATTTCAACTGGCTTAGATATGAATTTTGCAACACGATTTGACACTAACGCTTCTGCCTCATCGCATGGCAAACTCACTTGTTCGCCAATCTTGCGCCGACCCAATGAGGTATCGGCGTGCCGGGTAATCTCAATGATTGCTTCAGATTGTTTTTTTCGGGCGACCACGACGAACCACCTTTTCCTCTGAAAATTCTAATCCCACCGAACGGTCAACAATCTGACTCTCATCGTGGGGTTTGATTCTGCCAATTGCCATTAACTGCCGCGCTTCATCTGCGCTTAATTCAACCACACTACCCACAGTCTGTGCGCCTTGCGTGGTCATTGTGTTTTTTGTTATTTCGTATTTCATAGAAAAAAGGGGAGAGATGTTGCCACCCCTCCCCTAGTTGGCTTAAACGCCGTCGTTGTTGTAGGCGAACGATACGGCGTGGCGAACCGCCACATCGACCGATTGCAGGGCAACAACACGAACCGTGCCAGCAGTAGATTGGCTGAATCCGTCAATTATGATGTCTAGCCCCCCAAACATCCCAATTAGCAAATCCGAAAAATTTCCGAAATACAAATCACCAGCGGTGACTTGATTGGAAACAATTGCACGGTAGCCGTTCATCGTGCCGTCAGGGGCAACCACGAATTGACCCGAACCCGAGTCTTTGGTGGTGGTTTTCAGCGCACCGTACATACCGGCTGGCAGGATGTAGGCAAGGTTACCACGCAGGGCATTGTCCTCGGCAACCGCAGTCTCCATAGCCACCACTTCAGCGAAAGTGGGGTTAGCAGCAGCAAAGTTGGTCGGGGTGTTGATGCCGCTGGTGTTCTTCACGCCAAACGGTTGACCGCTAGAACCCGAACCAGCCAAAGCACCCAAGTCGATAGCAAGGGCAATCGAATCAGAGAGGTCTTGGCGAACCAAAGCCTCAACGTCGAGTGACGTTTGCATCATCATTAGGCGGCTGATATCGGTGAACGCGCCCACAGTCTTAGGAGCCATCGTGACCGAACCCGTGACCATTTCGCTTTCGCTGGTGGCTTGACCCTCAGTAACCCAACCGCCAGCAGAAGCAGAGGTTTTCTTCGGGATTTTCACCGTGCCCGACAGACCCGTCAGCATAGTTGCGCCTGCTTGCATCACGCTAGAGGCGTTACGCAGGGCGTCGATGAAGTCGCCGGGACGGAAGTTCTGCGCCACCAAGCCAGCATCGTCGCTGGTGTTGAGGTCACGCTTGTTCCATTGCGAAAGAATTTCGTTAGGAACCATAATGCCTTGGGCGGCTTGACCATACTGGCGTTGGGCGGCTTCAGAACACTCAAGTTCAAAAGCAGCGGCACGCTGGGCATTGCGGTCGGTGGGATTAGCCAAAGCATTGATAGCACGCAAAATGCTATAACGCTTGACTTCGGGCTTGGTCATGCCAATGTCGGCTTGAACCGGGGCGTCATATTGACGCGATTGCTGGTCTTCGACCGGCACTTTTACTTCTTCCATTTTGATTTCCTTTTCGGATGCGGCTTCAGCACGTTCGGCTTCCACCACGGTTTCGATTTGAGGTGTTTCGACCTCGATGGCTTCAGAGATGACTGCATCCATCGAACGACCCACGCCAACAGACGTATCGGCTGGAATCGACACAATAGAGGCTTCCATCGGTCGCCAACTGACTGCACGGTAGGTGCGCCCATCTTTGTCTTTCGTCATCTTATCGATGCGATAGCCAATAGACACATTGCCGCGTATTCCGTCAGCGACATCACCATAAACCTCATTTGCCAGCGCGCCTTTTCCAAACCGCACCGTCGCACGCAACCTGCGTGCCGAGCCATCGAGGTCTACAGATTCAATAACACCAATTTGCTGCGTAGGGTCATGGTCTAGCAACAACGGCGCACGACCCGAGTTCAGGAAACTCAGGTCAATGGATTGATTAGAGTGGTCAAGCACCTCTAGCCCGAACGACCTCTCAACGGGTTGTTCAGACGAAATCGCCATTTGTACACGGCGTTCATCGACCACTTGTGCATCCATAGAATCGGCGCGATGCACCAATTCCACGGTGCGGCGTTCCTCGGTTTCCACCGCAACTTCCGCTTCGCCCACTTCCTCGTCGCGGCTTGCTTCCACGACTTCCTCAGATACAGTCTCAGCGACTTCAGCAGCCACCTCAACAATTTCTTCAGTAATTTCTTGGCGTTCGTCCATATCAGCCCTTTCGGTCGCTGGTTCAAATTCAAGTGCTTCGTAATCGTTTTCAGCCAACCAAGTCCTAGCCTCGTCAACTGTAAACAAATCTTTATCAAATCTAATCGCTTGTAATTCGGATGTATTGTCAATGATACCAAAGATGGCGTCAATCCCACGACCAAAGGCATCGTTCTCGCGCGCAAAGCGTTCGTACTTGCTGGGGTCGCGCAACCGCGCAGCGTGTTCGTTCGGGTATGGTCTTAAATCCATATTACGGTCAATCTTCGCAGCCTCTTTGTTTGCCCATGACTGACCAGCATCGCCGCCCCATAGCGCCCACGCGATACGCCCATTGCTGGGGTATCCATCCTCGCCGGGTCGGAAGCCCTCGGCTTCTTTGTCTACCTCATGGCGCGCAAAGTAACTCACCATGCGCTTGACTGTATCTTCAGACAAATTAGCACCACGCGCAATATCACGCGCCCTTGCGATACCAACCTCAGTACCGCCACGCCCAAACTCACGCCGCCAATCTAAGCCGCGCTGGGCTTCCTCGCGCATTGCCTCATTCGGGGTTGGCATCAGTTAACTCACTTACAGGTTTACCCGTCATAGGGTCGATTTTGCCAGCGCCATAGGCACTCTGCCCGCCACCAAACGGCTGAAACGCTAGGCTAATGCCATACGATTCTGCCATTTGCTTTTCTGCTTCAATTTGGTCGAATGTTTCTTCAACGTCACGCCCATATTGGTTAGCAACGTCTTGCAGACTAAGGATACCGTTTTGCAGACCAACCACGGCAGCTTGCATCTCGCGCTGCGGGTCAACCCATTGGAATCCACGCGCACGAAAAACAGTAGCCTCGGCAAACTTGTCAAAGCGCGTAGCCGGGATGTTGATAACGCCACCCTCCATAATCTTCATCAGGAAGCGTTCAAACACAGGCTGCACAAAATGCTGAATCAGAAAGTCTTGCACAACTTTCCATTGGTCGCGGTCTTCTAATGCGCCTTGACGAATTGATGAATAACTTACGCCCTCAAGGTCGCTGGCAAGGCTGGTGTAACTAACCCCCAAGCCTGACGCGATGCCGCGCAGAACGGCTTTTTCAAAGTCGGCAAACGCAGTTGTTGGATGCGTTGGGTCGAACATCTTAATATCAAACCCGGCAGGGAGTTGTTGAAATGTTCCCGGTTCGGCATCCAAAATAGGCGTGTGACTGTTTTCAGTATCGTCGCCCATAAAGCCATCACCACTTGGCGATGTAATCACACCCATCTTGCTTGCGCCCACACGGGCTGCAACCAATTCTGCTTCACGATATCCGTGCAGCATTTTTAGGCTAGTAATTGCAACCGCCATCATAGGCACGCCGCGAGTCTGCTGGGCACGTTCGGGCAGATACAAATGTAGCAAATTGTCAGCAGGTACGCGCACCCATTTTGACTTGCCAATCATGCCGCCTTGGAAATCGCCGGGGTGACGGGTAAGTAGGTGATACGCTACGGGTCGATTGAATTTATCGAGTTCCACGCCCATGCGAATTTTGTTGCCGTTCGGCAGGTCGTGGTTGTACTGTTCGTCAAGCAGGTCGGGTTCGATGAACTCCAGCGCCATCCCAAATCTGTTCGGGTAGTTGACCAAGCGCACCAGTACCTCGCCGTCACGCACCAGGTTTTCAACAAATAGCCGCTGGGCATCTACCCAAGACAAACGCCCGTCAACAGTACAAGTGCCCTTGCGACCCCATTGCCTCCACGCGCGTTCAATAACATCGTTACCAAAAACATCCATTGTGCCGTTATCGTTTCGCGCTTTTACTTGCAACGAAACACCACGGTCGCCAACTACGTTTGCTTTAGCAAGTTGTATATATCGCTTCGCGTATTCGTTGTTACGCGCAAGGTCACGGCAGCGGTTACGCAATACCGCTAGTGCAGCCTTGATTTCCTCGTCAGGGCTACGGCTAGAGGCTACAAAATCATTGAATAACCGACCAATTTGTGCGCCAGCGTATTGGCGTTTGGCTGGCGGCTTTTGCTTGCGCTTGAATAAATCTAAGATTGCCATTTAGAACCTTACCTTTACGGTGCTGCCTGTCGGCTTGCCACGGCGTATGCGTTCAGCAACGATTTCTTTTTGGTACTCGCGTCGATAATAATCGCGCGCTTCAATTAATTCATTGAAACTTAACTTGGTCAAACTGCGACCAGCAATGCTATACGATGAAACGTCAGAATCTGCCTTACCACTCAAAATCGACTCAATCTTAGAAATCATGATTTCGGCATGACTTCTTGGGTCGGCATTGAGATTTTCAAGGTCAACCAGTAGACTAAATTCGCCTCTGTCTACAACAATACGATTTGAGTCGCTATCCCTAACAATTTCAAGTTGCCAGTGATAGAACCCAGCGACATAAACACTAGAAGCAGCACTACTTACAGTAAATAAATAATCATCGCCACTAGCAGTGCCAACAATAGAAAACTCGTTGTCTCCACCAGCAGTAATTCTTGCAACATACGTTGCAGTGTATAAACTATTATCGTAGTCACCGCCAAGGTCTGTGCGTTTCCATTGCGTAAAGTCGCCGACTACGATAGTCTCAGGTTCGGTGGTCGGCGCGTTCGCCGCATCAAATAGGTTAGCCATGTACCGCCCTCATTAGATGGCTTGCATTGTAATTCTAACGCCAACGATTTACAAATGCACTACCTCTTTGCAGTTTTTTAATTTGAGGCGCAACCTCCTTGACTTGTTCCGACTTATCTAGGTTTGCCATCATTCGGTTATGCAAAGCCTTGAGGTTAGCGTTTAGCAAAGTCAGCGCAGCCATTGCGTACACACGAACGTCAAGCGCCTCGTTGCGTGGGCGCACCTTGACGAACTCACGCCGCGCAAAACCCTTGTGATATCGTGTGGCGATTTTCTCGGCTGTCAACTGCTTAAAGTATTCATCATCTCGGTCGAAAGGAAAGTGGCAATACCCTGCACCGGGTTCGGTAATACGCAATCGGCTAAACAACAAGTGCTTAGCAGTATCGACGCCAATGGGAAACAGATTAACCTTGCCGATGTTGTTTTTGCTGGGTCTGCCTACTAGCGGTCGGCCGTCGCCGCCAACACCCTTAATAGCAAACACGCGCTTACCTTCACGGGCTTTGCAATACTTGTAAACACTCTGCGTATGGTGACCGCCTGAGTCTACGCAGGTCGCGGTGGCAATCATCTCTGACCCGGATTCGTGTTCCCACTTGCGCGCCAAGACCACATCCAAATCGTCCCAAACCTTCGGGCTTGATGGGTCACCGTAAATGGTCTGATAATGTATAGACCATGATTCCTCGTCGAGTCCCCAACCCACCACCTCCACTTCAAGGCGGTCATCCTGAACGTCCACCCCAGCCGTCAGAAGCAGCACTTCTCGTGGCAGGGCATCCCAATCCTCGCGGCGTTGGGATAGTTCGTAATCGTCAACTGCCTCGCCTTGTTCTTCCCAAGACTCACCAAGATAAGTGTTGACCCATACCCGCAGGGTAGCGGGTTGTTTCTTTGCCTCTAAGAAGTCTCGCACGCCATCGGCTAATGGCGTCCAAGGGCTATACAAGGTCGATAGATGGAATCCAGCCACACCCTTAAATTCGTTCGTGGCTTTCCATTTGCCATTACGAATTGCACGCAAGCGGTCAGGTTCCGACCATTCGACACCGCAATCATTGCAGATATAGCGTGCCGTCTCGGGTTTATCTTCGTCCCATTTGACATTTGACCACTTAAGTTGTTGGCTGGCTTCGCAATGTGGGCAAGGCACAAAGAATACGCGCTGGTCTGATTCCTCATACGCGGTTTCGATGCGACTAGCGCCCTTATTGGTTGGGGTGCTGACCAACATAATCTTGCGATTCCAAAAGGTTGCAGCACGCTTTTTCGCTAGGCTAATCGGGTCGCCCTCGCTGCCAGCCGATACCGGGTAACGGTCAACTTCATCACATAGCACCACCCGGATGGGACGTGACGCTAGGCTACTGGGCGAGTTAGCACCGCAAGCAGTAATATGCCCACCGGGGAATATCTTGTGTAGCGTGGTGTTACCCGAATCGCGTGCGCGTGGGTCTTTGACCATCCCTTGTAGCACCGGGGTATCCCGCAGCATAGGCGCAAGGCGGTCTTTACTCCACGTTTGCGCTAGGTCTAACGTGGGCTGCACGACCAAGATGGGCGACGGGTCTTGGCTTATGTGATACGCAATGACGTTATTTAATATCTCGGTTTTGCCTACCTGCGCCGAGGTCATGGCTACCACTTCTCGAACATTGGGTTCGTTTAGGGCATCCATAATCCCGCGCTGGTACTCGGCACGCGAGGTATCCCAAGACCCCGGTTCAGCACTAGCCTCGGGTGATAGACGGCGATATTCGTCTGCCCAATTGCTAACCAACAGGTCAGGTGGAGGCTTCAGACTCTGAAACGTCTTCGATAGTATCGTCTTCAGCGTCGGATGCCCTGACAGGGTTATGCACATGGATTTCGACATTTTGTAATTCGCTTAATGCTTCGTGTATTTGTTCTTTGAGTGTGGCTTTGACCTCGGCTAGGGTTTCGGCTGCAAATATGTCAGGCGCGGCTTTGCTAGGCAACGATAACATTTTTGCGCGCATATTGGCAGTTGCCTCTAGCCATGCGTCGGCAATATCGTCGGCAGGGATTAGCCTTTCTTCCATCTGCGCCTTTTCCATTTCCATAATGTCAGCCTTGGCGCGTACCAATCTCATACGGTGCGTGGTGTAGTCGTTTTCGGGTAGGTCGCGCTTTAGGTTGCCCATTCGTAAATACTGAATGTAGGCACGCACCACCGGGACTAACTCGTAGCGCCCACGTTCTACCTTGGGTATCACGCCCTCTTTGGCTAGTTGGTTGACGCGCTGCGGCGTCAAGTCTAGCAGACGGCAGATGGTATCAAGCGGGACGGTTGTTGCCATAAGCCTCCATCAAAGAGTTAGCCAAGTCCACCCCCATAATCGCGACCTGTTCGACTCGATATTTGTGTGGGTTTTTGCATTTACTTATTTGAGACTCTGCTTTGTGTTTATGGACATACATCCATCCCTCTACAGGTGACCCGTCATGGTCAAATACAACAACCCAGCGTTTACTCGGTAGAACTTTCATCTTCTTGCCTCTCTAGTTGTGCTTTTTGCCCGGTAAAGTCCTCCCAACGTTTGACAATAACGTCGCAATACTTGGGGTCAAGTTCCATCAGATAGCCAATTCGTCCATTCTTTTCGCACGCCAATAATGTTGTGCCACTTCCACCAAAGCTATCCAAAACAATATCGCCTCCCTTGGTGTTATTAAGCATTTGGTAGGCAAACAACGCAACTGGCTTCATGGTTGGATGTTCACCATTACGTGATGGCTTTTCAAACTCCAAGATGGTTGTTTGTTTTCTATCTGCCGCCCATAAATGCCCAGCGCCATCTTTCCAACCATATAAACATGGTTCATGTTTCCAATGATAATCCTGCCTTCCCATGACCATTGTTGACTTTTTCCAAATTAAGCATTGACGTATTTTCCAATTAGCATCGTAAGCAGCACCCCTGAAGTTGTAGCCCTCTGAATCGGCGTGCCAAATATAAAAAACCGCACCCGGCTTCATTACGGCATCAGCCGCAACATACGAATCACGCAGGAATTGACGAAATTGGTCATTCTCCATTTTGTCATTTCGTATGGTCAAAGCATCTTTGGTCTTGCCCTCGTATGCCACGTTGTAAGGTGGGTCTGTTAGCCACATATCGACCATCTGACCATTACATAGCCTCTCTAATTCGTCAATACGAGTGGCATCCCCACACATTAGTCGATGCTTGCCAAGTTGATATATATCACCCGGCTTGGTAGCTGGCTCCTCGGGCGTCTCAGGCACGGCGTCCTCATCGGTTAGCCCCTGCACCTCTTCGGCGACCGCAGCCATAATCTTTTCAAGTTCGGCATCCTCAAAACCTAGCAGCGATATATCGAAATCTTCCTCTTGCAGGTCTTTGATTTCTAACGCCAGCATCTCGTCATCCCACCCGGCATTTAGCGCCAGTTTGTTGTCGGCAATAACGTACGCGCGTTTCTGCGCCTCGGTCAGATGAGTGAGCCTAATACACGGCACGGCTTTCAAACTTAGCCTACGCGCCGCCATGACCCGACCGTGACCCGCAATGATGGAGTTATCCGCATCCACCAACACGGGATTCGTAAAGCCAAATTCCTTTATTGACGCGGCAATTTGCGCCACCTGTTCGGCAGAATGTGTCCGTGAATTGCGTGCATACGGCAGCAGTTCGTCGGTCGCTATTTCCTCACTTTGCATTGTTGCCCCTTAAATGAAAATCGTTGTTAATACTTTGTCGCTAGG